AGAAAGGTCACCCCGCTTGTTCTTCGCGTTGTCCCCTAAAAGAAATCGATCGTTCTTCGTTCGCGATCTCTTTTGTTTCGATTGTGGTTCGTGCGGAGTTGGGTTGAGTTGACCACACTTTGTTCTTCTTGGAGCTGTTGCATTTCTGGCAGGCGGGTGCGTGGTTGGCGCAATCCCACATTGACCCACCCTTTGAGATAGGCATGATGTGGTCGGTGCTTGTGGGTGGGCGTAGGCCGCAGTAAGCGCACACTTCGGAGGCGTTGATGTGGGCCAGGCTGTGGGCCCTCCAGGCTCGGGTGCCTCGCTGATCGCTCATGGTGTGAGTGTAGGTCTAGTGATGGATCGGTGCTTGATCGTGTAGCCGTGTGGTGTCTGTATCACCTTGGGCTGACACCAGCATGACCACGACATCTCATGCTCTGTCGTTTGGTCGCTGTGTGTGGGGACGTGGTGGGTGTTGATCATTGCCTACTGTTACCTTTCAACCTCACTTGCGTAGGGGTGTTGATCTTTGTCTGTGGCTAACACCTTTTAATCCTTGGTAAGTCAACGGCCTTTCCCCGATCATCCTCACCTTTATCCACAGGCCGCATCTTGCCGCGATTGTGGAGCTCATCCCACAGGGAGCTGGAGCCCATCGTCGGGGGTTAGACCCTGAGTGTTAGTCGGGCCCTAGTGTGTGGATCGTCGCGTGCTCACCTTCGGCTGGTGGCCGCTCCCCTCCCCGGTTACCCGTTGCTCCACCGATCTGTCCCCACCCAATGGCGGCGGTTACGTTCCGGTAGCTCGCACTGTTGGCAGGACAGGCCGGAGTCGTCAGGGGTGAACCAGTGACCTTTAGCTCCTGGCACGTTCCGGCGTTGATCACCGGGAGGGGGGTGCTCGGAGAAGTACGCCTCAATGTGGGCTGAGTCGCAAGCTGGACAGAGAGTGTGGGAGGAGTGTGTGCATCCTGTCGGTGCCACCTGTTAGCCTTCCTATGCGTTGTCAACAGATGCAAGGTAGACCCCCAGGACATCCCCCGCAAGGGGGACACGCCGGGGGTCTTACCTTTTATCCACTGTTTGAACTCGGGCCACGTCCACCTAGGCGCACTATTCGCTGCCCCATGCCACTGTTCGTAGCCGCGCATCCCCCCATGACGGCCCATGATCAGCGGCGGAACAGGGCCAGTAGGAACGCACACACCGCGATGATCAGGGCGCACCACGCTACGAACTGTGTATCCATTACCGCCACCCAATCAAGCCGAGCGTGTTGCGGGTGAGTCTTACCGGCAGAAGCATCCCGCCATTCGTGCGGACGCTTCTGCTGCTGTCACCATTCCGATCCCGCCGAACAGTGTGAGGGCTGCTGTCAGTGTTGCCAGCTTCCGTTTCATGATTAACCTCCATTGTTGTCTCCTAACCACGTCGCCATTTCGGTGGACGTGAGCTTGCATCCTGACCCGGTGGGTCCATCTGACCCGGCGTTCCACCAGTAGGCGGCGTTCACTTTGCCGTCAAGATACGTGTGGTTGTCGGTCACCCACTGTGACCGCTGGTTGACGGTCGTGGCGCTGGTGTGCCCGGTGCCGGTTTCCCCGATGTACGCGACCTTCCCCTTGCTGGCGGCGTACCCGATCACATCCCCATGCACATCCGCGGGCGGCACATACGCTTTAGGGGTTTGGATCCCCGGGTTGTACGAGTCGACCCCCCACTGTTGTTCTTCCCGGTACATGGCATCCCAATACCCCGGTGACCGTTGCTGGTTGTGCCACCCCTCCATCACCGTCACCAAAGTGACCCCCGGCGTGTCACCCATCGTTGCCTCTAAGCTGTCCTGCCTGCCGTGCCACTGAGCGACCCGGTTGTTGGCATACCAACCGTCATACGGTTCATGGTCACTGGTGAGCAGAATGGACACGTCCGGGTAGTCCTGCCGACACCGAGCGATCAGCATGGACAGCCACGCCCCCGCTTCCTCCTTGATGCTGAGCCATATCTGCCCGTCGGGTGCCACTTGGGAGTAGGCACGCCTAAGCGCTGACGATGACTCCACCGTCGTAGGTCGCTGGCCCGGCTGCAGATACGTCCGCACACCCGGAACCGGCAACACCACACCGGGGGTGTTATCCGGGCGGCTGGTGCCAAACACCGTCCCACTAGCGGGCGGTGTGTTCCCCTCACGGCATGCGGCAAGGTCAGCCTCCAACTGCGTGATCTGGTCGGCTTGCGCCTGTACCAGGGCCGCGCTCGACGCTAACTGCGCGTCGATGGTTTTCCCGGACTCACCGAGTGTTTGTTCCCAACTCATAACAGGCCCCAACTTTCCACTAGTGACCCGGCCAAACCTGACCCGGCCAAACGATCACGCGCCTTAGTGCCGTACCCGATCAGGCAGATAGGTGCGCCACTGTTGGCATGGCCCCGCGTCCCATCGACCCGGTGGAAGTAGGGCCGACCATGCAAGAACAGCACCGCCGACGCGCGACGCCATATCTGCTCCACAAACCAGCGGGTTTCCGTCCGCGCAGGAGCCAACCCGATCCCCTCACCGTGACCCGCCAATCTGTCCAACCATGCCCCGGCGTCAGGGCCGAAAGGGGGGTTCACCCACACAAACCCAAACCAATCTTGACGTAATCCATCGTCCTGGATCGTGTAGTGGGTGCCCGCGGTAGGCCACGGGCGCGCCACCGGAGCACACGGATCCAAATCAAACGGAGCCAAAGCGTTCACTATCTCGGGGGGTGTCAGCCACTCATCAGACACACCCCGGACGGGGCGCTGGTGCGATGTCAGTGTCACAGCAATCCCCAACTCTCCACTAGCGTCCTGACCCGTTCATAGTCCGGGCACGGTAATAGGTTCCCGCACTTACAGGCCGGTGGTTGGTAGCCGCCAGTGTTGGGGGCGTGTTGATACACGATCTCCACCATTACCGCTAGGCACTCCCTGGTGACGGGGCGTGACGCCCTCCCCGCTTCGGCCTCTAGGGCGTTGATGAGGGCGGCGGCTTCTAACGTGTTCACCGTCGGGATCACCCGGACGTTGCTAGGGTCGGTCATGACGCCCCTCCCCCCTTAGGGCGTCAACGGCCCCCGGCTCTTGGTCGGGGGCCGCTGCGTTCCCCGCTTCCCATTCTTGGAGCGACCATGTGCAGTTGTAATCCCTAACCAACCACGCCGCCATGTGAAAGGCGGGCACCATCACCAGCATTGATATTGCGATTAGCATCCAGGTCATTGTTTTCCCCTTTTATCGACAGCTATCAGCACCGCTACGAGTAGCCCCAGCACCATTGCCATGAGGGTGAGCCATAGGAACTCCATCACCTGGCATCCCCTTCACCTTTCAGCGTGTAGATCACTTGTGACACTTCTAACGGTGTGAGCTCCTTGCTGGATTGGATCTCCCTGCCGATCACGTCACACAAATAAGCCCGTATCAGCACTTTCCAGTCGTCTTCTGATTCTCCTTCGGCGCGTGGGTGCTGTTCCTTGAGCAGAGCCCACATACGACGCACCCCGGACTGTGCAGGTTTGGGCGTGTCTGGCGTGTCCCGGGTATAGGTGTGTGAATCGGGGTCCGGGTCATCCGTAGGTAGGCAGAGGGTTTGGAGGATCATCGTGCGGTAGGCCACTGACATGGCTTTGGGGGTGGCTTTGTCCCCAGCGTCGAACGCCTCCCCCACCGTCGCCACGTCGATGTGTCCTTCCGCGTCCTGCCATCGGTATTCGGCGGTGACGACGACCCGGGTCATAGGTTTTCCTTGCCCGGTGGCGATCACTTCTGACTCAACCCCGACGTGGAGGGGGTAGACGATCAGGCCGTGTTTGCGGAGTAGCGGTCCGACCGCGTTCACGACAGCGTCGACACCCCGGAATGTGAACCGCTGGTGCTCATTCCGGTCAGTCTTGGGCAGGCTGGTGAGGTCCGCCATGACAGCGAGGATCTTGTCGGTCACCATTTCAGCTGCTCTTTCAAACAGTGGCGGCAGATCAACATATGCGTGGGTATGCGCACCCCGCACACCGAGCAGAACGTCTTACCCGCCGGTTCCTTGCCTGCCATGACTTCTCCCGGAGTCTCGGTGTGACTTGATCACGTCGTATGCGTAGGTGCCCACAAAGATCGCCATGATCGTGAGCAGCGCCCATATGGCGGCGTCCGTCACGGCGTGTCTAGGGCTTGCTTGCCTTTGTCGGGCTCTTCATGCCCGGCTTCGGGTTCCCCGGCGGCGTAGGCGTCTGGATACCACTGTTGGAGCTGGTCAGCGGTGACCCGTAGCGGCCCAATGGTGATCTCATCCATGCCGGTCACCTTCCCCGAGCGGTCCCGCTTCTCAACGTCCTTGGTGACCTCTGACGGGTCGTTGGAGAGGGCGTCCGCCAGCACCCACGGGTTTGACCCCGCTTCCAGCTGCGCCCGCACATAGTCGCCGTGTTTGAGGTTCAGTAGTTTGTGGGTGGCTTCGGGTACTTCACCCTTTGCTTTGCGGACCGCCATAGCGTTCGAACTCCCTAAATAGTGCATCGATATCGGCTGGGTTGTAACGGTAGTGCCCACCAGGGGTCACCTTGTACGGCACCTTTCCCTGCTGCCGCCACCGCTTAAGGGTAGACACGTCCACCGACAGGCGGGCGGCGGCTTGCCCATGCGTCAACATGTGAGCAAACCTAGCCAAATCGGGGCGTACCGTCAAGCCCATTTTTAGGGTTCGGTGGCGATGGTTTGCACCGCCCCCGTCGCGAATCTGATCTTGAGGACTGTCTTACCGGATCCGTTGTCCTCCAAATACAGCGCGCCACCGTTAGCGGCAGGTGCCGCTGGCAGGCTAGCCCCACTGATCTCGGTGAGGGCGATGTGTTTACCGCCGATGGCGACCTGGTCCCGCGACGTGGTGGCCACCGATCGGCCCAACGCTATGGCGTCCTGGTGGGTGGCTTGCGCGTCCGAACCGACAGCGATTGCCCCGGTGGTGGTGGCGTCGGCGGACTGGCCGTAGGCCATAGCGTTAGACCCCGATGCGACGGCACCGTAACCCACTGCGACGGCACCCTGACCGGATGTTTGAGCGGTGCCACCGATAGCTACCCCCGCCGTTTGAGCTCCCGAGGCGTCGGCGCTTGACCCGATGACAACGGCCGCTGTTGCGGAGGCGTGAGCGGTGGCCCCGTACCCGTTGACCACCTGGTCCAGGCCGGATGCGACGGCGTCTCGCCCTATGGCGTTAGTGCGAACATTCCCCGCAGTGGCACCTTCACCGACGACGGTGCATTCAGCAGCAGCTACGACGGTGCCGGACCCGACTGCGGTGGTGTAGTTGTAGGCAGTCCCGCCGCCCGCTTGGAAACCGACGTGAACGGACTGCTCCCCGGCCACCACTTCCGCACCCACAGCAGTCGACATTTCGGTCGATGCCGCCTGGATGGTGTTCGCGCCGATCTGCACCGAACGGACACGCGCAACGGCATCTACACCTATTGCCACGCCGTCCCTACCTACGGCGGTTCCGTCCAGGGCGTTCCCACCGTTCATATCCGCATAAGACGGGAGGCCCCTAGTGGGGGCGGGCATCACTACGGCGTAAGGATTCGAGCTGTTGTCTGTGTAGTTGACGATCAGGGTGCCGTTCGCCAGGATCCCGACGCCGTCGGAACGTACCGATTCGTTGGCGGCTGCCGTTATCTCTGACTGCCACACCAGCCCCGCGCGGTAGCCGTCGGAGGCGAACACAAACGCATGACCCGAAGTAGTGAGGTTCGCCCCTGGCCCCCAAACCCACGTCATGTAAACCCACCCCGTGGCGTCGTCGCGCCATGACCGGATACCAAACCCAAGCAAAGCCCCGGCGGCATATTTGTATGGGAGGCGATAGATCAGCTCCAACACCTGGTCGGAGGGGGTGTCGGTTCGGAGGATCCGCCATACCCCGTCCGGGGAGTTGGAGTCCGTTGTCAGAACCACCCCGTACTGTGTCGCCGTCACCGTCATCATCTGCATAGACGGTGACGTAACACTGTCTGACCCGGTAATCAGATCCCACGACACCCCGAGATCGTCGGAGTAGAAGACACCCCGGGGGCCGTCACCATGCACAAACCAAAGCCGGGGCGTTACCGGGTCGTGGAAGGTGTCAATGCAGACACCGTGATAGTGGACGTCATCCTCACTACCGACGTATTCGGTGTTGAGGTCGTACACGTTCGAGAAGGTCAACCCGGCATCGGTGGACAGCTGCAGGTAGCGGGAGTTGGTGCGGTCGGGGGCGACATAGTCAGTGACCAGCACGTAGTCGCCGTTCACGTCCCACGTCGAGCTGATGAATGATGCTTGTGGGTTGGCTCCACCGTTCGATGTGCGGGTGGCTACCGCTGTCCACGTCGCGGTGGAGGGTTGCGCGGCCCACCCCGTCGAGCGGTAGACGGTGCCTGACGTGATGACGACTACTTCCCCGCCGGTTACTTCACCGATACCGACGATCGCGCCGGCGGGTAGGTCGTTCACCAGTGACCACGTCGTCCCGTTCGTGGTGGAATACAGTTTCGATGAGTCGGCGATGCCGGCGCCGTAGCCGATGCCGTTCATCGTGTGGACCAGCGTCGCGGTCGCCGCCGCCGTTTCCACGGGGAGCACGGCGGGGGCGTAGTCCATACCTGCGGTCGCCGCTGCCACACTTGTCGTGACCGTGTCGGTGAGCTCGTCGGCGGTGACTAGCCCGGACAGGTTGACGTCGACCATTTGCCGGATCACGCCAGCGGGGGCGTCATACAGGACTAGCGTCCCAAGATCGACAGCTACGGCGGATGTGGGAACGTCGATGTAATACGGGTCACGTTCGGTGCCGTTGATCCGTTCCTGCACTTCGTAGGTGAGGGTGTCGGAGTCGAACTCGCAGTCATCCCCGCTGGTGGGTTCAAGGTCCACACTGATCGTCCCGGCGGTCGTTAATTCCACCGATACGGGGACGGGGGGGAAGATAGCGTCTAGGCCGTCATGGTAAGTGACCGCCGCTAGCTTGAAGCGCACCCTTCCACGGCACGTGGACCCGTCAGCGTTGAGATATTGGGCGGTCAGTTCCGTTTTAGCCATGTCGCTAGGACACGTAGGCGTAAGGCATGCCGGACTGCGGGGTCAACACTGCGGCGGTTGCGGCGGCGGTGTCTGTCAGTGATGCGTCGGCGTAGCCGTTCAAGATGGGGGCGTGAGTTACCGCAGCAGCCAAACTCGTGACACTCATGAGTGTGGGCACGGCGGTTGCCTTGACCATGATCCCCAAGTAGTGCAGGCCGGAGTAGGTCGTCGTCTGCGGAGCGGTGAGGGCGACCGTTTTAATAGTGTTCGCGGCCCACGCGGTCGTGGTTTGGTCAGCGGTTTGCGCCATAAGCACCCGCCCGGCTGTCCGTAGGGTGAACCACCAGTTGACGGGGGTGTCCGCGGCGGTGACCGCGCTAATAAAGGTGACGTTAGTGACCGTCATACCGGCGGGCAGACTGATCGCGATGCAGTGTTCACGGGCGGTAGCCAAGATCGCGCCGTTGGCGAAGGTGCCGCCCTTACGGGAGAACGTTTCCGCTAATGCCCCGGTCGGGGCGAGCGGCAACGCTAACGCAGCGCCCAGATCGGTGGCGACCTGGTAAGGATCGGGGAGGGGGTTGAGTACCCGCGGCCCTGTCCCGGCGGACACGTCGAGCGTTTGCTGCTGGAGGATCGTCCCGTCGGATTGTTTCACGGTGATGACAGCTGTCGTTGCGGTGTTGCTGAAGTGCATGGTGTAGTCGCTGGTGATCGGGGTTGTAGTGGTGGATTCGACGTCGTTCGCGGCGGACGCGGTGACCGCTAGGGCGGCGGTTGTCCAATGGGAAATTGAGGCATTGACGGTGAGGGTTTGCCCGTTCGTCTTAACCTGTACCGACGCCATGATCTACTTCCCATTCCTAACGGACGTGTTCGCGGACGCTAGACCCGTACCCACGAGGGCCGCTGCTAACGCGCCCCACGCCACAGCTGCCTCTTCATCGATCACGTTATAAACGGTCGCAACCGCTACACAGGCGAGCAGGATCCGGTAGATCCACGCCCGCACCTGTTCATTCGGCATCTAGGTCAACCTCCGTACTGGCGTTCGCCGCTGACGGCGGACTAGTTTCAACCTGCGTCGGAGTCTACCGATACTGGTCGTGATATCCGCGATCTTCTCCGTCACTCTGTGTTGCTTCCTGTAATCGGCGTAGGAGAACATGGTTTGCGGTTTGGGGCGGTACTTGTCCGGGTCATCCCCCCCGGTCAGGGTGCCGAGCCCATCCCCCCCCGCTAGGTAGTCCTTCCCCTGAGCTCGCGCCCCGGTGGCTGCATACCCGGCTCCGAGGATGTAGGTATGAATATGCTCGTCGAACCCCTGGGCCTGTGTCCTGTGCCATCCTGTCCCCCCGAGGTCGCGGTCCCGCATGACGGCGCGTTTGTAGGTGACATCTAGCGGTGAGTAGTCGATACACCCACCGTCGGAGTGTGTGCCGGCGGACGCGGCGACGGTGCCGATCATCTGAAAAATCCTGACAGACCCGATCGTCTTCTCTAACGTGAGCACAAACGCGCGATCTTTGCGGCGGCACTTGAACCCCCGAAACCAACAGATATCGCTGGCCCGATCCTGACTGTGCCTACCCACCGCTGATCCACAGCTTCACCGTGTTCACAGTGACGATGCTACCCGCCACCCCCGCGATTGTGAGGGCTGCTGTCGTCTTCCACCGCATCGACTCCAGCAGCCGCAACCGCGCTTCGTGATCTTTGTCGTCTTCCACAATATTCTCGGTCGCACTAACGAGGCGTTGTACGGTGGCTTCGGTTTTGTTGGCGACGTCGTACACGTCCTTGAGGGTGATCTCGAACCTGTCGGCCCGACGTTCCTCCATAGGAGCTCCCATTAGGGGTACCGCATGAGTGACTTGGCGCATGACCAGCCTAGTTGCGGGGTCCAACTCCAGGTCGCCCCGGTCACTAGGCTGAAATTGGAGGCTTCGTCGATGTCGCCGTTGATCACCGCCATGAACTGGGCTTCCAGGGCGTCGGCGGTGGCGGGCCAGTCGATCGCCCCGCCGGTGGGGGCCACCCATTGGATCAGGTCACCCGGGCGTAGGTAGGCCCACTCCCACGTCGGCAGTAATGCTTCTGTCGCGTTGTAAACGTCGGCTGAGTCGTCTTCCCCCACGAGCTTGTTTCGGAGTAGGTCCAGGTGGCCGGTGACGTTGTAAACCTTCTGCTGAGCGGCGGCACCGATCCTGAATATTAGGTGTGTGGCGGCGGTCGCACAGTCAGGGTCATTATCGATAAAGGTGTCCACGATGACGGTGCGGTTCCCCGTCTCCGCTGGTTGGGTGCCCACGTCCGACCCGGACTTATCCACCGAAGCTGAGTTACGGCCTTCTACCCGCACGCGGTAGTAGTAGTCATCGAACACGACACCAACGTCGCGCCAGTCCAGCAGCCACATGTGCCGCTGCGTCGACAGGAGCTGGCGGGCCATGTCAACGTCCCCTGACGTTTCGTTGAAATAGGTCGGGCGCCACACGAAATCCGCTGCTGCGCCATCCCAATCCCACTCACACGTCACCCACGTCCCCGCACCCGCACCCGCTTTCTGCAGAAACGCCCCCACGGATCCGGTTTGGGCGAACTGGTGGGACTCCAGGAACGTGTTATCGGTGAACCCGTTCACCCCCGTATTCGCTATGGACAGGTCGGTGGCTACGTTGTCCACCAAACCGCGGTGACCCACAGCTGTATCCGCTGCCATCGACAACTTCTGATTAAAGATATTGGCGTCGTCACCCACCCACGTCGTGGAGATCACGGTCGGCTTGTGAATATTGGGGCCGTTGCCTTGCCGACTGGCGAGGGTCCCGGAAAACAGGCAGTATTCCCACGCCGACCCCGAGTCGTACACACCCGTAGGGGCCGTCGTTCCCGGGTCAGGGCCAGTCATAATGATGGTGACGATCGTGCGCTCCGACAGCAGCGATCCCCAATCGGCGTAAATATCGAACGTGGCCCGGTGGGGAGTGCCCGCGTTGATCGGCCCGAAATCCCCGACACCAATATTGACGTTTCCGTAGTCGTCACAATCCACCAGATCGCCGTTCAGGTAGAGGTCGATCCCGTACGCGAGCGCCATTACAAACCATTCATGGAGTCGGAGCTCGGCAACCTACGCCCGGCTAACAGGCGGGCGGCGGCGTCAGCGCGTTCCAACGCGGCGGCGTACTCCCGCGTGTGCTGCGCCGTCCCTGCCGCTTGAATAGCCAACAGCTCTTGCTGCACAACCTGTTCCTTCAAGGTCTGCACTTCCAGCTCCCCAACCTTCTGCAGCTTCTCAACCTCATTGGTGCGCTTGAACACTAGGGAGTAGATCGGCTCGAGCAGGGCTTTCTCTTTGGCTAGCTCTTCGTTGTGGGCTTCGTCCAACACGGTGAGGTCGTTGGCTGCGTCGAGCTGCTTCTTTAGTACGTCGTACGTTTCCTGGGTGGCGGGGGTGATACCCGACCGGACCAGTTCCACCAGTTCGCCCGCTTCGATATTCAGTTTGGCGGCGGCTTCGGTGGCCCTGTCGAACCCTAGGTCAGCGTCCCCCCCGCCGATATCTTCGATGGCTTTCGACGCTTCGAACCCTGACAGAATTTCGGCGGCGATCTCTTTCCCCGTTTGGGATGCTTTCAGCTCCAACGCTTCGAACGCGCTGTTAAATGAGTCGATCATTTTCTGTCGTTCGGCGGATGCGCCCTTGATAATGCCGGTGAGCAGCGCGCCACCTAGGCCGACACCGAGCGCGGCGAACCCGCCCACCATGGCTAGTGAGCTGAAGATCCCCGACACTGACCCGACCACGTCGCCGGACGCGATACCCGACGTGAGAGACTGAGCGAAATCGGTTCCGATCGTCTTACCCGCGCTCTTAAGTTTGCGGCCGCTGGTGTTGACGATGGAGTCAGACGTTTGACTAACGGTCGTATCAAGGGTGCCGATCGCGGTAGTGGCGCTGGTGATCTCACTTTTCAGGTCGGTGGCGTCACCAGTGAGTTTGACACCTACCTGATACTCGGCCGATCCGACAGCCATTAGATCGCCCTCCCCGAAGGGGCGGAACGTGCCACGGCGTCCAACGTCTTAACGTAGTTCTCCAAGAATATGGCGTGCTTGGTGACAGCGGCGGTGTAAACGTACGGGTTGTCTTGCAGTTTCCAACGCCGCACATACGCCGCGCGTGTACCCCGAGCCGGTACGGATGCGCTGAAATACCCACCTGAGCGCCCTAGCTTTATCGCGTGATAGTTCAACGCATACTTAACGGTCGTGTTGTTCCCCGCAGTAACGCGGATCTCGGACACGGCTTTGTTCACCTTCACCGACGCGGCTAGTTTCCCCGTCGCACCCTTCGGGCTCAACCTCTGGATCTCTACTTTGATCGGGTCTGCTGACAGCTGGTTGGCCGTCTTAATAATGTCGTCAGTCGCCCCGAGCTTCCGCAAATACGCGATGAATTCTTTGAACCCTGGCGTTTCGTATGAGATCAGGCGTCCATAGGCCATGACGGCCCTACGGCGTGTGATCGACTACAGGCTCAGCCACAAACGAGAGGCGGAACGTGCTGGTGGGGGATCCGGAGCCTCCGGCGTTCCACGTCGCGGCGGGTTTCGTCCAACCACTCAAAGTGACGGTCCAGATCGGGTTCGTCGCTGACTGTGTGTAACTGGTGCCGAACGTGTACGTCAGCACTTCTGTTCCGGCGGCGTCGTTCTCGCGTAGGTACTGCCACAGGTCAGCGGCCTCCAACCCTTGGAGCAGGCCGACGGTCGCGCCGACGATCGTGCTCGAGACTGGTTCTAGGGTGGCGCCGCACGCGGTGTAGGTCACTTCCCCGCCAGTGTCCTGCACAGTCTCCACAAACGATGTCGTGTCGCACTCATAGCTGGTGGATCCGATCTTCCACAGCATCGACGCTGACCTGATGCGCGGGGTGGATGCTGGCATTAGTCTTCCTCCACTGGCGGTGTGAGATCAAGAGTTACCTGGATCTGCACTAGGTGTCCCGCGTAGCGTACCGCGTTATCCCCGTCACCTAGCGTTATGTCGACCGCTGTCACTTCCCCTAGTTCCACATGCTCGTCCTCACTGGTGGAGTAGGCCAGGGCGCAGTAGACGCGGCGCATCATTTCCTCTGACCCGGCTTCCGGGTTCCCATCTTGGGAGGAGTAGAGGGTGTAGACGTCCATCCGGTACAGCACCCCGAGGGCGGTTTGGGGGGTCCACCCGGCACCGACCATGACCACAGACGGTGTGTGGAGGTTTTCCCACGTATTGCTGAGTTGGTAGTCCCCGCCGGTAGCGGTGCCGATCACGTCGATCACGCCGTCCCTAAACAGCTGGATTCGGCTGGTTGACCAGTCCACCGTAGGCACTACGGGCCGCCGGCGATCGTGACGTGCGGCGCGGCGTACTGCCGCCCGAGCAAACCACGGCGTTGGCGGACCTCGAACGACCCCGAGCCGATACCGCCGGGTGTTACGCCGTCGGGGGAGGCGGTGTTCTGCCCACCCCGCGTACTAGCGCGGACGATCATGGAGGCTACGGAGTAGGCCCATTCCCTAACGCGCGGCGGTGAGTCTGTCCTGTATTCGGCTTGCACTTCTTCGAGGGCGAGGTCGCACATACCGTCCCACCCTTCCTGCAACCTGTCGTCTTCTACGGCGGACTGGAACTGCCCGTAGGCGCGTAGGTCGTCTAGGTAGGCAGACTCACCTTCGGTGAGATCCACTGGTTACGCCTGCGTGTGGACGGTGACACCGAGAGGCTGCACGACCTTGAACACAAAGTAGTTGAACAGGGAGAACCGGAGCTTGGCTGGGCCAACCACTTCCTCCCACCTGAATAGTCCTGCGTTGCCTTCCCACACGTGGAGGTCGGCGTGCCGCAACTGAGTGACCTTCGCTGACGTTGCCTGCTTGGCTGACTCACCGGGTACACCGCGGATGTCGATGCCGACGACGCCGTTGTTTGTGGAGCGTCCGTCACGGTTGGTTGGGTTGTAGTACGGGTACAGCGGCTCACCCGACGTGGCGGTTGAGTTGGAGCTCAACGCGGCGGACCATACCCCGGCGCCGAAGTAGATGTAGTCGGGGCCGATACCGCGGCGGACGTCGAACGCGGCCTGCTCCGAACGGATCTGCGCCTCCATAAGCCTGGCCTCAACCGCGAGGTCAGCGTCAGACGTGACAGAGGTTGGGCTGGTGATGCCGGAGGCGGCGTAGAGCGCGGTCCACGCTGCCAGCTCGGTTACCTGGTTGTAGGACTCACCGAGCGCGCCGAACAGGATCTGATCCATCCCGGGGGACGCGCCGTCGACGGCCTCACGGTTGATATCGAACGTACCCGAATACGGCAGCGGGGTCGCGGTGATCGCGTCAATGTCCAGCTCACCAGTGACCGGGTTCGTTCCCTCCGTGTGAGCCGTTACTGGCTCTCCTGACCCACCGTCAGCAAGCGACGACACAAACTTGGGATACAAGAACGGGTTAGGCCCGCTAATGGTGGTCTTCGGGGAGCGGTCAACCAGTTTCCGCTCAAAGGTGAGCTGCTCCACATACAAACCGATGTCGTACTGGTTCGGCACAAACACATTGGCCTGCGGGATCGGCTCACCAGCAGCAGTCGCTAGACGGGCACCGCCACGTGACATTCCAGCGTCAACACGTGCCTGCCCAAGTTCCTGCCACTGTGAATGGGCCTTCTCAACCCTCTGTGCGGCGGCACGCCCGGTTTCCTTGTTAGCGTCCCGCTGCATCGCATACAGATCTTTGAAGAATGATTGACCGTCAGCGCCGGGGTGCCCGTAGGGGAACGGCTCCCTTGTGACCGCGGTGGCTGCCCCACCGGCAGGGTTCGGGCGGCTGGCTGCCATAGGTGCCTCTTCCGCTGGTTCGTCGAGTCCGGCGTTCTCCGCTAGTGAGTTTTGGAGGTCGGTGGCGACACCCGTCAACCCTTGTACGGCGTCGTTCAACGCCGCGATGGTGGCGGCTAGGGACTCGTCAGGTACTTCCGCCGCAGCGGCGGCTTTGGTTTCGGCTGCTACGGCGCGTGAAACGCCTGCCTTGTTGAACGCTGGACGGTCCACGAGTGCTGTCCTTTCAAGTAACGCCGGGTGATCGGCTGTCACGGTGAGTATGCCAGAGTCCGGGTCGATAATGGACTCCTGCGGGATCAATGCTTCCAGAGATAAACCTGAGCGCAGCTCTGCCTGGGCTTCAGCTAGGGCTTCATCGCCGTTCCTAGTGTCTAGGATCTTCCAACGCCCCCACAAACCAGCGTCATCCGCCCACACTTCCACACACCGCCCGGCGAACACTGGCGCTGACCCGGTGTGATTGATCACCAACGGAATGTCGGGGGGGTCACCTTCCCACGTCAACGACCCTTCACCAGCGAATAGCAGGGTTTGGGGGGTGCCGTCCAGGGATGCGTAACCCACTTCATTCCAGGGGACGATCAGCCCTTCAATGATGCGCCGTTCGGTGTCGGTCGCGGTGACCCGAGACAAACCTTCACCGAGGGTGTGGTCGTGCATGGCGGTTACTTCTCTAGCTAGCACCCGACGGCCAGCAGCGATAGGCGTCACGGGAGATAACGCCGGGAGCTCCTGACCGCCGGGAGTGTTGGGTTGCTCCACCACTTGACTGAAGAACGAGTCGGAGTCGAATTTGACTACTTGGGTGGACGGGGTGCAGTCCGGCATGCTCAACCTTTGCTCGATGACGGTGAGATAGGTACTGAGCCCACCGGATTCGATGAGGTCACGGCGGACGTCTGCCAAATTTGCGTAGGTAAGCTCCGCCCCTTGCGCTGGTGCGCTGACGTACCGAGTCGGCATACAGAGAAGACGGGCCATATCCACGGCATCGGCTTGTCTCGCCTCCACTAGCTGGATCTCCCGCGCGTTCCACGACAGGCTCTCGGGTTTCACTCCGCCCGCGTAACCGGACCCACGGTTGGCAACAGCCGCGTCCATGCTGGTTAGGTACTGCTCGGCCTGCTCCACAGTCAACGGGTCCGCTGTTGGGTCGGAGTCGGTGAGCAGCCATGCTGGCATCGGCTTGGAGGCGTAACGGGACGCGGCTTTCACGTTGTTGTACGCCATAAGCAGCGACTCTTGGCAGGACAGGAGTAGTCCGTCGGTTATGCCGTCGAAGCGGATGATGTCGTCCAGGTTCACATCTTGACCGTCGATCTTGATTCCGCCCTGAGGGTTGTCCTTAGACGGCGGGATCACCTGGATACGTGTCAGGTCAATATGCTCCGACGTGGCTGGGAAGCCTTGCGCGTTGTACGACAGGACACGCCAGAACGACACTTGGTTAAAGATCAGATCAGTGAGTGTCTTCGCCTTCGTCAACCCCACCGGGTAGTTGGGGTCCAACGTTTCGAGCCAGGGGTTCGACCGTGACCGTTCGAGCTTCTCCCCGGTTTCTTTGTCCGCGGCGAACAGTGGGAGCCGGTTGGTGATCGCCGCATACAGGGTGACCCCGTTGTTCAGCGCGGGGATGGCCATAGCCTGCTGACGTCCGAGGGTTTGCCCGAGCTGGTCGGTGGAGTACCCGGCTAACGTGAGTAGGGCTCGGATGGTGTCGGGGTGTTGTCCCCGGGTCGCGTCGGCTAACGGGGTTGCTTGTGCGGCGGTTACTTTGCGTTTGAAGGGCCACATGATGTGACCGATAGTAACGCCTGCTCACCGATCAGTTGGGTGTACGCGGGCGGAATCGCTTGGGATAGCTCATCCCGGTTCATCCAATCGATTCCCATGCTGGCCCGGTAGTCAGTAATGGTTGGGTTGTACCCCAATGTGGCGCGCATCCACGCCGGGGTGCCGTGGCCGACGACTGAGGGGACGGGGTAGGGGTGATTATGTGGAGGGGACATAGCGAAACCTTGCCAGGACGTTTCGAACCAGCGGACCCGGCGCAGGTCTAGGCCGACCATGCACCCACATATTTGGTAGTCGGGCCGCATCGGTGCTCCGGGCACATTCTCGAGAATCCACGGCACCCCCGACCCCTCCAGCTTGTCTCTCACGGCGGGGATCAGGTCGGGGTATGTCTTCCCTGTCCCGAGCGTCGATTGTGAATATGCCTGGCAAGGGGGGGAGGCGTGGATCACGTCATATCCCCGGGTGTCGAAGGTGAGGGCGTCCGCGATGTGAAGCTTGAAGGGGTAGTTCCGTTGCTGCACAAGATCGACTCCGGTGACGTCGAACCCTGCCCGGACGTATCCCATCGACGCGCCACCAGCGCCGCAGAAAAGGTCAAGCAATTTAGGCTGCTCCACCGACAACCACCACCGCTCGACGGCTAGGTGTCAATGTCAGGTATGTGGCTACGGCGGCGGCGGTGGCTCCAGGGATCGGCCCAGGCGATCGGACGCGGGAGAACCACCAGCCCCCACTGTTGGTGTCTTCCCTAACGGCGGTGGATATGTGGAGGGCGATCGTAGGGTTGCCGTCATGGGACAGCGCGCCCGTAGTGACCTGATCGAACAACAGTTGGCACGCACGCGCCGACTTCTGGCCCTGCATATTCTCCAACGCCAACTTCGGTCTGGCGGGGGCCAGCATCGCCGCTACGGTGCCGCCTGTTCCTTCCAAGTATCCGATGCGCTTAGGGCGCACTTGTTTAGCGATCTCGTAAACGGCGTCAGCTACTTGACGGTCGGAGACTTCCTCACCCTTGTCCAAGTCGGCGGTGAACACTGACGCGCACCGTATGTGGGGAGCTCCGTCCACAAGGTTACCCACAGTAATCACAGCCGATCGGCGTAGCGGATCTAGCTCGAACGCCATATACGCGGGGGTATCGAAACTGGCGGGGGTGGGCTGCTCTAGGCGCGCCCATTCGGAGCCGTCGATCACGGCACCCATAGCGTCAGCGCGTTGGCACATACGTTCGGTACGCCAACCTGCGGGGTTCGCGCCCGCCCTACCGAACTTCTGCTCGAGCACTTTCCAGGGGAAGCGGTGGCCAGCGTTCGGGTTGGCTTGCGCCCACGCCGCCCGATCATCCAGCGATGCGCCGGGGGGAGCGGACCATTCGACCCACCCGAGCGCGGGATCATCCAACGTGCCCGCAGCTACTTGCCAGGCGTCGTCCTGGTACTTGTTGAGCACGACGGAGCCGACGTCGCCGGCGTTGCTGGTCAATATGAGTTGTGGATCTTTGCTGACAGTAGTCAACGGCTCCAAAGCGTCATGGGCTCGCCAATCCCGCTGCTCCCGTACTTCGTCCATCCACAAGGTGTCGATCGCATCCAACCCACGCGCCGCTTTGTGGTTCGCCGCCACCAGTCGATACTCCCCCCCGTTCCGTAGGCGGATAAACATCTGCCCCGCCGCATAGTTGATCTTACGGGCTTGCCCGGCGAGGGGTCCGTTCTCCCGCTCGTCATACAGGACCGCTACTTTGTTCCACCAACGCGCCGCCACTTGGAGGTTCTGCGCGCAAGCGATCACCTGTTTGCCGCGGTCGAGATCGTCAAGTAGCCGTCCGACTACCGCGTGTGACTTCCCATTCTGGCGAGCAACCACAGCACCGACTACAGGCAGTAACCAACGCTCGTTCTCATCCTGAGCTGACAGGTAGTGGCACATGATCCGCTGCCACGGATCGAGCCCTTCACCGAATACATGCTGCAGCTTTTCGTCTATCTGCTCGACTCTGTCAGTGACGGGTGGTATCGGTGTCGCTACGCGGGGTTCAGTCTGACCATGCTCATCGGCGCTCATCTAGTTGATCTCCCGTAAATATGGGCCTCTCACCCCGCTTGTTCTC